TTGCATTGGAGGCAATTGTGGCAAAACAAGTAACACCAGGTGAAGCCCCGCTCATGTCTTTTATTGCCACTGATGCACCTTGCTGGCTGTTTGATGTAAAAGGCAAGCCACCGATACTAGAAACGCCCGCAACAGAAACGCCATTGTTTCCTATGTAATGTAAAGTAACCAAACGACCGACTCGGGTGTATTTAGCGTTTGCTGTTGTTGGGTTTGTTGTCCATCCTGAATAAGTAGGTGTCCAAGTGCCTTCTTCATACCAAGTCAAATTCTGGCTTGTCATCCCCGATGCGGGGGTGTTGGCAGTGAAGTTGATGCCTTTACCTGCTACTTTTTGAATGATGTTTCCAGTAGGGTCAACTTGATAAGCAACAATAGTTGATGACCCTCCATTTACTTCAATATCAATCGCATAATCAGAATGTATGCCTAAACCAACGCTGTTTTTATGGTAAAGAGTTGGTTTTCCTGGTGTTTGTAATGTTTGACCAGCGCCAGTAAGAATTACCTGACCAGTACCGTTACCTGTTAAGGCATCAACACCAGTACCGACTGTTAAACGAGCTGTGTTTACATCTCGGCCAACAGTCAAGTTGGCAACAGTAACACTATCAGTTGTTCCAGACTGATTGACAGGAACGATCTCGCTACCCGACAATGGCGTAGATGCCGAGCTTAATGCTGATATTTTGGTATTAGCCATTTACGCAATAATGTAAGAGCCATAAATTCTCATTGAGAATGATGATGGCATTGATGACCATTGGAAGTTTGTCAATGAACCTGCACTTGGTGCGGTATAAATTAGCTGATATGTATTGCTTGGGACAGCACCTAATAACAACTGATTTGTATATGTTATTCCTGTGGGATAAATAGGAGTAAAAGAAACAGGTGAAACGCCACCAGAAATAGGCAATGTAGCAGGTAAAAATGGGAACCCATCAATACCCACATTACCAGTTCCACCAGATGCAGAAGTTACATTTAAAAAGATTTGGAATGTGCAAACTTTACCGTTAACGGAAAAATAACCTTGTTGCCCCGCTACGGCGTATGAAGTTGACAAAGAACCACCGCTAGCTGTCAAAACAGGCGTAAATGTACCTGTCTGATTCAGCATAGATTGGTTAATTAAGCCTTCAAGATTGCAAGTGTTGCCAACAGGATTGTATGCAAGACCAACCAAAACCCCTGTGAAATAGTCTGTGCAAAGTGCGCTGCCTGTGCCAAATGTCCAAGGATTTGCGGAAGTTTCATAACGCAATGTGCCTGTGGCACGAATTGACGTTGGCCCATCATTCTGCATAACCGCTTGAGCAGAACCAATCCAAATTGAACCATTTAACGGTGTGTTGTAGCAATTACAAGCTAAAGAATTAACGTAATACACTCGCATCATTCGTGCTTGCGTATATGTTGTTAAATCCATGTGGCACTCAGATGCAAGGCCTGTTCCACGAAAACTGTTTTGAGTTGAACCAACTTGTCGAGCAAACGTAATAAAATAATAAGAGTTTGCACACCAACAATTTGTTAATACATTTTGTTCGGTAAAACCGCCACCTTGATTTTCAAATCTAACGGCACACTCTAGCTCTGAAAAATAAATTCCATCGTAATTAACAAAACACGTATTAACATGATGGATACCCCATTGTCCATCGGCTGCTGATGTACCACTAATTGAAACACCTTGCCACTTACTGTTTTTTGATGGACTACTACCAGTATGCGTAAATAAAGGATTTGCACCAAATCCAGATTTAGCCACAATCTTTGTAGTGTCTGCACCTTCGCCTAACAGTTGAGGAACAGTTGTTCCGTAATTAGGTGTGCAATTAATTGTGCTGCTAATTAAATAAGTGCCAGAAGGGAAAAATACGCCTTTGCTGCCAGTTGACGTATTAACAGCATTGTATGCGGCTTGTATAGCAGCCGTATCATCCGTTGTTCCATCACCAACAGCGCCAAAATCTTTAACGCTAACATACTGCTGCAACTTAGCTTGAACCGTAGTGGTGACTGCGCCTGTGCCGCCTTCGTTGTAGGATACATTTAACGCCGAAATGCTTTGAGCCAATGCCGCACCACCAAGGGCTTCAACAATAGCACCATCATTTAACCCAGTAACAAACGTAAACGATGTAGTGGAGGTTTCTGTATACGCTTCACCCAGAACTTGTTTCAGGCCGTTGACGTAGACCTGCAAAGAATTGATGCCGGGTGTATACGAAAAGCTGGTCAGATTAAATACAGTCTGGCCTGCTGTGGCTACAAACGCTTGTTCGTTAATAGCAATGCTACTACCACCCCCGCCACCACCAGATGCGCTAACGCCGTAAAAGTTTGTGCCATCACCATAAACAATGCTGGTCGTTCCATTGGCTACGCTTACCGCAGCTCCCGTAGGTGCATCAGTTGTCCCGTAGGACATAGCAATTGCTTGACTACCTGATGTACTATTTTTAACGATGTAGACTTTGCTGGCCCCAGCTGGCGCAATGATATAACGTGTTTGTGAAAGCGTTGGAGTGCTGTTAATCACAATGACCGCATTACGAGCTTGGTCAACCGCCCCATTATTGGCCGTCAGAGCATAGTTAGCATCCGATGGCATCGTAATAGATGGATACGTACCAGTAGTGCTAGGACCGCCTGACACACCAGCAATCGCTTGCTCAATGAGAGTGCCTAAGTTAGCGTTGGTGGTGTCTCCCCATGTGCCGACTTGAGTGCCATCAGCAATAAGTGAGAGTCGTAGGTCTTGTGAGTAAGTGGTCATAGATTAGCCCTGCAACAAGATGTTGTTAGGTATGTATTGAGTTAAAACCCAGTTGGCTCCATTAGACACCAAAGTGCATTGATCTCCAACAATTGCATTTAATATGGCAGTGCTGGCGCTGCCGCCGCCTATTGGAACTACGTTACTAGATGCCGACACCACCGTATAGGCTTGGTAGTTTTGGAAATTCAAAACACGCCCTGAATAACTAGCAGCAGTTGGCAACGTCACCGTCATAGTACCAGCATAGTTGTTAATGATCCATACATCAGTTGTACCAACGGTGTATGTACTGGTTGTGACGGTTACTGGGGCCGTAGAGACAATTTCACTTGGGAAAGTAACAAACACATTGACCGTGCCGCTAAACGTCACTGCACTGCCAGAGTTGCTAGACGAAAAAATTGTGGTGCGGGTTAGCGTTGGGCCAGTTGTGGAGTAAGTACCAAGACCAACTTCCCAATTTCCAGAAGAGTCTGTTGCAGAATAATAAGTCGTATTGGTGTTACCAATAACCGAAAACGATTGATAGCCAGTTACAGATCCTGAAAGCGTAAAGCTGACCGTGGTATTGGCCGTACCTGTCTGCTGAACTCGATCTGCTAAAACTAATGCCACGATAAATCCTTATTGTGTTTCCACGAGTTCCCAGTTAGCCGTTTCTGAGTCATCAATTGTAGACCAACCCGGTGTAGATGAATCGCTGGTCGCTGCCCATGAAGCTGTTTGGGCATTGTTAATAACTGCCCAACTTGCCGCCTCTGCATCATTTATGGTCGTCCAATTTGCGTTCTCTGAATCATCAATAAGAACCCAATTAACGATCCCAAGCGTACCTACAGACCCAGTGATGACCTGCCCAATTATGGACGTAGATACGCCCGGTTGCAAGCTGTTTACAGATGCAGTAGCACTTACTCCCGTAATAGCAACCGTAACCGGAACACTGGCTACCATCGTCCCTGTAGACGTAGTACTTGTAACCCCAGATATTCCGATCAAAGTAAAAGCAAAGATGGTCCCTGTCTGCGCCGTTGAAGTGACCGAACTCAGAGCAGATGACCGACCAGCTGTAACTGAATTTACAGATGCTGTGCTTGTGACCCCAGATAGCCCGATGGTGATGTTGCTAACCACCGCTCCTACAGAAGTAGTAGAACTGACCCCTGTTAAGGCGTTTGTTTTGCTGGGTGTGACCGATCCAGTCGATGTTGTGCTTGTAACCCCAGAAATGCTGCCAGTATCAAGGTCTAGAACATTACCAACTGAAGTCGTGGACGTAACGCCACTTACAGCGATAGATACACTGGGTGTTAACGATCCTACAGATCCAGTAGCCGTTACGCCAGAAATAGGTTCTGACTGACCTTCAGTAAGAGTACCCGTTGAGGTGGTACTTGTTACGCCAGAAATAGCGTGACTTAGGTTGGGTGTTACTGTGCCTGTCGATGTGGTCGATGTAACAGCAGAAAGCTGGATAACTAAACCAGCCGTTGGCGAATTAACTGAAGTTGTAGAGCTAACGCCAGATAAGGCTATCGAAACATTCGGAGAAACAGAGTTGACCGATGTAGTCGATGTAACGCCACTTAACGCAGTGGCAAAGACTGAAGATTTTGACGCAAAAGGGGCCGCCGCAAATGCGGTAAAACCAAACATGGTTTACCCCCTTAGAAAATTAAGCCAAGTTCAGCAGCGCAGTACCAGCAGCATTAGAAGGCATGGTCAGAGTGAAAGTACCAGCAGTCACAGTTTGTGAGCCAAAGGTAAACACACCAACAGCCGCATTGCTTTGCGTGGAATTGTAGATCAACACAGTATCAAAAGCAGTAGTCAACGTCACGGTGGTATAGACCAATGATGCAGAAGGCGTCCAATATGCAGTTGTACCGCTGGTCGTGGGGGCCGTACCGTTAGTCACCGTAATACCACCAGCCGTGTAGCCAGTACCAGACACTTCGCCAGTAGCAGAATATGCCGTGGTCGATGCGTTCAGCGTAGCCGATGCCAAATACAAAGCCGCTTTGAACGTGTCTGCAGCAGTTGTGCCGCGAGTAGGAGCAGTACCAAAGTTGTGGGTTGCAGTAAGAAGCTGGCCCTTGAAAGAGGTGCACATTGCTTGTGTGTTACTCATGATATTTCCTTTAAGCTAACATTGCTTGGATGCCTTCAGCAACCACATTTTTCTTTAAGTGAACATGCACAGAACGATGTACAAGTTCGCCTTCTAACCAATACTCAACCCACGTGGTGATCTCGTTATCATTATCCAACGAACCTTCTTTTTTCTCAAGTTTGGAATCATCCATGATCCCTTTAGTGGTCGTAATTAGCATTTTTTCCTCAGTCTGGGCTACTGTAATTAATACTACTGGACGTTGTTCCCAGCGTCAAAATTGCAGATGAAGCATTTGCCGTTGGGAAGTTAATTGTAAAACTGTTGGATGACATTTTGTCAGATCCAAAGTTCAACACAAAACACGCTGCACCCGTAGTAGCGTTGTATACCAATGCACCACGAGCTGTGATAGCACCAGTCCACGTTACAGGATTAAACGATACATAAGTAATGTTGACCTGATTGTTCTGTGTTGGCGGCGTAGAAATAACCAATGCCTTACCGCCAGCCGTATAACCAGATCCAGTTACCTCATTCACATTTGTGTATGCTGAAGTAGTCTGGTTCAAGTTTGCATTGGCGTTATACAGCGCAATCTTGTAAGTGTATGGCGTACCAACAGCAAAGTTTTCTAACCCACTGAGTAAGTTTTGCTGGAAGGCCGTGCAAGATGTTTGGACAATCATGAGACAACATTACCTTTAAGGTTGATGTTGAGCTTTGTCTGGCCATCCCTGTAAGCATCGCCTCTTTCAAGACCGTTGCCCAGTTTAATAGCCAGCTGCAGAGCTTCTTGGTATTTGTCTTCGTAATACTTGACCATATCCTGCTCACCCTTCATGTAAATGACTGCTTCACGCATACAGCCATACAAAAGTACAGGATCAAAGTTATTTCCAAGCCAGCTGGTCCCAGTGGAATTGTTGATCGTTGAGACAGTCATGGTCAGTCCAGCACCCGGGCCACCTAAATAAGAACTGGCGACCGTCAGCACATCGCCAACACTGTAAAAATTGCCGCCGTTTTGCAGGGTAAAAGTAATAGTCTGCGCTGGTGAAAGACCAGTCACCAAAATATCCCCATAGCCAGCAGAGCCTGAGCCAGATCCAACATAGCTCAAAGGAACATTTGTATAAAGACCCGGAGAATACAACTGATTGCCACTAGAAGTAATAGTGATAGCTGTAATCTGGCCTTGAATGATGCTGGTCGGGTAATAGAAGTAGTGCAACTCTGCCGTATAGGTTGCGTCTGGCGTTGGGCCTAGCAAAAACGACAAGTTTGTTGATACTGTCCCACCTGAGACAGTTGGGCCAAAAAGAGCATAGTACTCGGGTTGCCCAGTTGCTGAGACAGTAGGGTAAGCCTGCCGAATAAAGTTAACATCCTTGTTCAAAAGGTAAGAATAATTACCTGTTGAGTCTATGCAGGCCAAAGAATACGTAGACAAATAGTCTGGTGGCGCAGATAGGTAAGGCACACCGTTATTGATCACGCCAGTGACGTTTTTACGTAACGATGGGAACGCAACTGCCGTATAAACACGTTGTTCCACCTCCTGAACGAAGGTAGGAATACTATCTACAAAAGAACCCTCAGAGTTTTGAGAGTAATTCTGTATCGTGTTATACAGCGTTTCGTAATTCATGCCATAGGTCCACGAGACATGCGGCCTTTGGTAGCTGCACCAGCGCCACGCATCTCAATACCACTGGTTTTCTCACGAGCTACGCCATAAGACACGCCGTTTGGCAAAGGATCTTTAAGATCTGCATCTTGAGCTGATTTATCAGTAGCATAAGGCACTGCATCCATCTTGGCTTGGAAACTTGCTACGCTATAACGCTTTCCATCCATAGTATGGGGCGCTGCATACTCTTCAGCAGAGCCATTAAACTTACCTTTGGAATCACCTGTCGTGACTTTAGGGCTGTTTTTGGTAGTCGGTTTGACTTGGGGCTTCATTTCTTGCTCCCTTGATTGGCAACACGGGCCAAATTACGGCCAACGGCTTTTTCTTCACCGCTGGTGACGCCACCCTTAGCCATCTTGGTCACAGGTTTACCCTTGTGCATGTGGTGTTCATGTTTATGAACTTCCTTCATTGCTTCTTTGTCAGCAATTTTGACGACTTGTTTTTTGTTCATAAACACTCCTAAGTGGTTGTAACAGTTACTGTACCTATTTTAATGGCTAAATTCAAGTCATTAGGTGAAAATGCAGAGGCAAAACTCTGCGCTCCACCTACTGGATTCCAGCCCCATTGCGTTTGACGACTACCGTCTGTTGGATAGCCTGCATTATCAACATTCGTCACCGTGGAATCATATGGATTGGTAAATAATCCAGTCGTTCCACCTGCGTTATAACTAACATCTGGCCTTGGTTCCCTTACCGCCTGCGGATCATTCACAGGATACAAGCCCAAAGACAACTGAGGTTGGTCAGGGTCCCAGCACTCTGGGCATACCTTGATGTTAAACAGCTTCGTCTTAATAATTTCTTTGCGTAACTGGCTTAACTTGTACCGTTGACCACATCGGTCACACTCGGCAATTGCATGTTTACCTGACGAAAACTTATTTGGCATATGACTACCTCATGTAGAACATATTCCGTGGCACAAACCTAATCGGAGCCTTTTCCCTGTCCTCTTGAGACGCTAGATCCCATTGCAAATCATAGTCTGCCTTTAAAGCCATCAGACGATTTGGATCTACCGCTGGGTTCTTCATGCCTAAGTAATAAGCCAGACCAGCTGTCATCGCAGGAATAAAGCGGAAAGGAATGTCATTAATGTTCGCACCCGTTCCAGCATCTTGAATCCGGCGTAAGCGCCAGTAAACAAAAGTGTAGTTACCACCAGAATTAGGTGTAGGCCACACATTGATGTTGGGAAGATTAGGAACAAACACTGGTGTACCAGTTGTATGCGCTGCAGCCGTAGTGCCAGCCTGCCCACGATAGCAGTTGATCAACTGATAAGGAGAAGACGTGCTAATGTTGGGATAGTAAATAATTTCATTGTCCAACTTGATGTAGCCAGTTGCAGCCATATCAGCCAAGTTAGTCGTTGGACTCAGTTGAATTGTTGTATCCGTTGCGCTTAGGCCAGTTGTCGTCCCATTCCCATACAACGAGTATTGGGTTGGGTTTACATTCCCAGACTGGCGGTTGATCCAAACCTGAATAGGACGACCAACAGCCAGCTTGTTAGGAATGGTTGAATACGTATCTTCAGAAATACGACTGATGTTAATGTCGATCTGGTTTTGCAACGTGCCCTGACGTATAACCTGACTCAACAAATCAATCGTATCAATAGGCAAAGCATAAGTGATCTGCCCCGTATTCAAAGGGATCTGGCCTTCTTCAACAGTCCACAGGTTGATACCACGGTTGGCCCACTCAACAGTCAAAATGTTGATACTGCGAGTAGCTGTACGCAGGTCATAGCCACTTCTCAGTTCAAGGCCGCATCGCTCAAATGCTTCCTCAACTAAGTCAGTAATCTTTAGATTAAAGACTGAAGTGCCTGTGGTATATGCCATGATCAGTGTTTGAAGTGTTTCATCGTCTCAGCAAGTCTAGCACGTTGACCCAACTTGCCAGGTTTTTTGGCCGCTGCTGCCAGCTTCTTAGCTGGGATGTTGTGGCCTTCTTTAACACCAAGAGCTTCACGCAAAGCACCAGCTTTTTTAATTGCGTGTTGAATCCATTTTTCAGCCATGATTAACTCGCTTGGGCAGGAGTTTCAACCACTGCTTCAGCAACTGGTTCAGCAACTGGAGTTTCAACCGGATCTGCAACTATCCCATTTGGGACAGTGGGCGCAATCTCAGCAACAAAGTTGGAAACCACTGCGCCTTGTGAAGCATCAATGTTTTTAGAAGTCAAAAAGTTTTCGACAATAGATTTCTCTTTGCCTAAGAACTCTACAAAGTCATTCAACAATTGATGTTCTGAGCTGTCCAGTTTGTGACCAGCACTTTTCACATGATTAAAGACACGTTCAAATAAGTTCATGATTTTCTCGCTGCTCTCATGTTATCAACCAAGTTTGGATAAGGACGACCAGCAGCTTTAGCCATAGCCTTTGCTTTGGACTTCTTATCAGCACTTAACTTTTTGGGTTTACCTAAACCTTTAGGTCTAGGCTTGTCCCAAACTTGTCCACCGTCTTTATACATATCAACGGCATCAGGATTATCCGTTCTATGGATAACCTTTTTATGAGGCATCTTGGAAGGGTTAACAGCACCCATTCCACGACTGGCTCTCATTTGTGCGCCTTACCACCACCGCACATCTCATGAACATGGTCCATGTGGTGCTTGTGATGTTCAGCATGTTTCTTGAAATGATGCTTGTGATGTTTATGCGATTCAGTTTCATGCTCCGCAATAAACTCATCATGACGAACCATATCAGGGCCAGATTTTGGCTCCATATGTTCTTTAACTAAATGATGTTTCATAGGAATTCTCCTTAGCAGAATTTGGTCTTGGTATGACCACGTTGGGCAATACCATCAGCACGATGGTGAGTAGCGCCACCATGAGCCATTTTCTTAACATGGCCACCATGCTTCATGCCTTCTTTTTCAAAAGACTTGATGTTGTGTTCAGTCTCAATAGGTTCAACTTTGCCGCTGTCGCCAAAGTTTTTGCCACGGGTATGACCTTTTTTCTGGTCAGCGTGTTCGCCATGCTTCAGGTTTTTTTCACCAGCTTTGATGGACTTGCCATCAGCAAAACCGCCATGAGCCATTTTGTGGGCTTTACCACCATGCTTCATTGCGCTGGCTTCATGCTCTTCTTCTTTAGCAATACGGCGCAATTCTTTGGCTTGGTTCATTTCGTGCATCTTCTCAGAAGCATGACCACCATGAGCCATTTTTGTAGTTTTGTGATGACCTTCGTGCATAGCCATGTGGTGTTCAGCCATAGACAAATGGTGATGAGCCAGATGTTTGTGGTGAGCTTTAGACAAGCCACCATGTTTCATTCCGGGTGCGCCCATAGGTGCGCCGCCGGGAGCCGCCATAGGAGCAGCAGGACCAGCAGGAGGTGCTTGCATGGCACGAGCTGCCATTAGCGCCATCGCTGGATTAACACCACGTTTTCTTGTAGCCATATCAATACCGCCTTTACTAAAATGTTTGCCTTTATCGGCATTTACAAAATCCTCGCCTACCGACTGAGGAACTCCCACTTTTTTAGCAAAAGCCTTGTTATGGGCAATTGCCTCCATGAAATCATGCTGCTTCTTACTTTTGCTGGGCATCACTTTGCCCCTTGTTGAATAAGCTGGTCAATTTTACTTTCCAACTTGTTAAAGCGAGAGTCAATGTGCTCAGTAATTTTGTTAAGTTCGTCATTGGTGACATACTCCCTTGCGATTTCTTCACGTGTACGGTTGAGCAGGATCTCAATCCGTTTGAGGTCATTAGACTTCTCTTTCAAGAAAAACGCAACCATCCCTAGTACCAAGGACAAGCCACCTGACCAAATCATGTTTGCGTCCATCACAAATACTTCCCTTTAGTATGACCTTTAACAGCAATACCATCAGCACGTTTTGAAGTAGAACTACGAGCAGGGATAGAGGAACGGGCCTTAACTTTACCGCCTTTTTTCATTTTGGTAGTAATGTCATAGTTTCCTGTATCTTCGTTATCAGCGCTGCTGCTTTGCTGATCTACACGACGTTGAGCTTCGGGGGACAACTTAACACGCTCAGAAGAAGGCGCAGCCAGCTCGTCAATGACGTTACCAGCTTTGTCCACCATTTTGCGGCCAATACCGGTGCGCTCATCAATCTCACGACCAAGGCCGTAGCCTGCTTCTAATGCAGTAGAAGCATAACCAGCCCTACCTAACATACGCATAATTGCACGACCAGCCGCATCTTGTTGAGATATATTTCCTTTGAAGAAATTGCGTCTGGCTTCTGCTTGCGCTGGGCTTTCGTTTCTAGATTTAGCTATACGAGTAAGATCTTGACTAACACCACGAGGAAGATCTTCTCCAAGAGCCGGAGTTAAGTCACGGGCATTGGTTTGACCGGCTGATTCAAAACGCTCCATTCCGGGTGGCGCTTGTTTATTTAATCGTCCCATAATTTAGCACTCCCACTTCCTAAGGCTTTTGTTGATGCGGGAATCTGGATCGTTAGCGGTCTTGGCGCTAGTCAGCTTTTTCTTCATGCCTTCCATACGGGCGCAGAATGAGTCTTTGCGTGACCCGCCTTCTGGTTGCGGGGGCTTCAGATTCATCCCTTGCTTTTTGGCGCTGGCTCGCCC